AAGCAGAAGTATCTGATAATAAAATTAAATCATCTGTAGCAATAGAAGTTTCTGCTGTTTGTCCTGTAATTACAGTTGGATCAAGTTGTTCATCGCTAATTGCATCGTCAGCAATTTTAGCATTTGTAACTGCATCCGCAGCTAATTGCGAAGTGCCCACGGATCCTGCGCCGGGTGCGTTTGTTGCAGTTGCTCTACCTAAAAATACACAGTACATTTCGTCTGTACCATTTGTTAATGCCGCTGATAGTGTAAGGGTAGTGCCCGATGCAGTATAAGCTTTACCTGAACCAGGTTCCTGAACCACGTTATTTACAACAAGTCTAATATCGTTTTCGTTAGTTACAGAATGTGATAGCGTATATGCAGTTTGAGAATTGACAATAGTAAATACCTGTCTCTCAAAACTTATAAAACTTCTTGCTGGAACGTTTCCTAAATACGCCATGGTTACTCCTACGTGCTTATTGCATCAACGAAAGAAGCCCATACATCTAAACTTGACGCAGTATCTGACTTAGCTTTTAACACGTCATTGTTCAGCATTACAATTTTGCTTCCGCCGTCAATTAGTTCTAAAGATCCACCACTAACTATTGGCGCATTTTTAATTAAATAATAATCGTTTGATCCATCATTAATAAATACATCTATATTTATTGTTGATGTAGTTGTGTTTGCGCAACGTACAGAGATTATTGCATCATCTGAATTACTTGTATGAACAGTCGCTGCTGATGTTCCTACGTTTCTTTGTATATATCGTTCAAAATCTTGTGCCATAATTCTCCTTATAAACTATTTTTTATTATAACGCAATGGCCATGGCAGTAACAAACCCTGCTGACACCCCTGCTGCTCCACTTGATGCTGAAGTTACTCTTCCTTTTGCATCTACTGTAATTGATGAATTTGTATAACTAGCAGCTGTTACACCAGAGTTAGCTAGTGTTAATGCTCCGCCAGATGCAATTGTTGCATCACCTGATACTGCGGATTCTTGATAACTTGTACCATCTGCAACTAATATTTTAGCAGATGTATTATCAGGCATTTTAAGTAATGTACCTACATTTAAAGCACCATTAACATAATTAGATATAGTGTTTGCAAAGTTACCCATTAAAGAGTGCGATGAACATTGATAGTATAAAACATTTGGTGTGTTAACATCAACTGCTATTTGAGTATATGCACCAGAACTACCTGGAGTTCCATTTGTAGTTACACCTGTTGTGTAAGCTGTAGATTTGTCTGCTTCTAAATAAAATAGTAAAGGGTGACCACTGTTTGTAGAATCTGATTGATCAAATCTGTAGTAATATTTATAAGATGCATCTGCACCTGAAAATGTAATTGCAGGTGATTCTAATCCATCAAAAAAATATGCACTAGAAGATCCTTGACCTGAGTATGGATGAGCTGTTGTTTTTGTTCCAACTTTAACTGTAATTATTTTTGGCGCTGATGAAGAACCATATTCTTCAGGAGTAGGTAAACTTATTTTTGCACCAGGCACTGTACAGAATACTTCTGTTGCACCTGCAAAGTTTACAGCAGCATCACTATTGGAACTAGAAATAATATTAGTTCTAGCAAGTGTACTTGCTCCTCCGTTTAAAGTTCCAAAACCAACTTCAAAATTATTTGTACCGTTTTCAAAAATACAATAGTATGTAGTATTACCTCCACCGATACCTGCAGCAAAAGTTTCAAAACCTGTTACCGCACCACCAAGTGTAAACGTACCTGTACCAGTAGTCGAACTGGATTCTTTAACCCTATCGTTTAATTTAAACGCCATTTAATTTTCTCCTTATGCCATGCTTATAATTGCATTAGCCGGTGTACTTGGATCTGGGTAAGAAACTGTAAACGTACCATTAGTAGCCGTTTTGTTTCCACCAAAATCTAATACTACACATAACTTATCACTCTTGTCATCATTATAGATTGCTGCAAATGCTGCTGTAAAAGTAGCATTGGCCCAAGTACTATCTGCAAAGTCAACTGAAGCAACTGCAGTTGAACTTGCCACTGCTTGAGAACCTAAAGCTTTTCTCTCATAGTTTGAACTACCAGAAGAACTAACTTCATTAGTTGTAAGTACAACTGTACTAGACGTTGAGTAAGGATTAGATGTGTACAAAGCTATTTTGAAAGCATCTCCTCCATTTGCAAAGTTATGTGTTCCCGAAAAGAGCTCTCCTCTAAATGAGAACGGTATTATATTTGCCATATTGTTTTCTCCTTAAATTTACGGTGACGGTGATTTTAAAGGAGTACGAATAACACCATCTTGATATTCGTCTCGGCGTCTACGACCTTGTTGTTCGATCGCATACGATTGCATTGCTTTTTGATAAGCTTGTGCGTAGTATTGTAACATATCTACGGGACCTTTCAAGTACCCATATGCTTCTACTAGACAAGCATATAAAAGTAAATCTTGATATTTATTACTTACATAAGTTCCATTAGTAGCTGCTGGAGCTGCTGTTGGTTGTGTTGTATTTGTTATACTTATGGGTTGTTTAACATAAGCTAAAGTTATTGAAAACTGAGCATTTGGTGTAGGTGCTACTACCCAAAATTCAGCGTCCCAATTACCATAATATTTTGGAATTCCAGAAGCTGTATTTGGAGTATTATAATACTCGGCCATAAAACTTGTGTCTTTTTTTTCTAAAAAAGTTTGATCACCCGCTGCATCTGTTAATTGTGCATATCTAATAAATCTTAAATCAGTCGGAATAGTTACATATCTATTTCCATTTACTAAAGCAGATGTTGCATAAAATCTATTATCATCACTATCTGTTTCTCTATAAATTTTGTTTTCAGCATTTTTAATTATTGTATTTAATACACCTGCTGTAAATACACCATCATCAACTTCAGTATAACCTCTAATATCATCTTGTAAGTTTGCTAAAGTATAAGCCATTACTCAGAATCTCCTTTATATTTTTTACGTATCTTGTCTGCTTTATCTGATCTTAATTCATACATTTCAAGATGTGGATCTTGTTTTTCAGGTTTAAATATATTTTTAATCCAATTCCAAATTTTATTTATCATGCGCTTATTGTTATAGGCCCAACGGAACAACCGTAGCCTCCTCCTTTAACATTCCCTGTTGTAGCAGTATCTGAATTAACTGTAAAGAAGAAGAAATTAGATAAAGCATAGTCTGTTGTAACTCTCGAACCATTGTCATAAAGTCCTGTTGTAATAGCGTAACCTGATCCTTGTCCTATTTGTGCACCAGTTATTCCATCAAAATTAGGAATAGTTGCATAAGCAAAAACAGGATTAGTAGTTGTTCCTGTTCCAGGTGAAATTGTTGGAGGTCCTCTAAATAAATATGTTGTACCATTTGTTAAACCGTGTCCAGGTACACTTACATTTATAATTCCTGATCCTGCTTGGTATGTTTCAAAACCATCTTGAGGTATTAGTACAGTAGTAATTGGTTCTGTTCTATCTGGTCTTACATTTAATAATGCAACACCATCACCACCTATTGGTTTTGGTTCAAGTTGTGGTTGCTTTGGTTCATACTCTGTGTAATGAACAAATGAACCATTCCATTCTCTAACCATTTCTCTGTATGGAAATTCCATACCTGATCTATCAGAAATTGCTTTTGAATGTTTTCCTGTTGCGTACTTAGACATTAAGTTCCTGGGTAATAAGCTTTTGGTGTAATAAATGTACTTGAAGCTGAACCATCTTCAGCTAATGCTCTTTGAAATTCATCTTCGTAAAGTAATTTTAAATTCTGAGTTAGTTGTGGTTGATATTTCATAGATAGGTAATAAGCTAATCCTGAAACCATACATGGTACAAATCTAAAAGGCATGTCAGTTGCATTAGTATAATCTCCAACATCTTGAATTCTTTTTATATAATAAAAATGCATATCTTTAGATGCATTAGTTGAATCTGGAGTTGGATAAACACTAATACTAACATAATCAATAAATCTTTGAACCCAATATTGATTAGGCGTACCTTGAGAAAGTTTGTTTGAAAAAGCACCATAAGTTGATCTATCAACTTTAGTCATCGGACTATCAGATTGATCTGTTGCTGTTCTATTACTTCTTAATTGTGCTTCAAGGACATCGGATATTCCATAAATACCATTTGGATTAGAAGTAGCACTTGTACCATCTCCAGATGATCTAAAAAATTTATACTCTGCTTGTCCTTGTATTAAATCAAGATCAAGTTCTCCTATTTCCCAATAGTGAATACCTCTGTTGCCCCATTCCTGAAGCATTATATTTAATGATCTTCTTGAGGTCTTTAATTGATATCCTGTAACGTCTTGTTGTCCTAATCTCTCAAAAGCCTCTTCTATTATCTCATCAATAGAAAAAGTTTTATCAAAAGTAGTTGTGCCCGAGGTTGTGTTAGCCATTTAGCCTCCTAGCCAGTATATCCAAGTGTAATAGATCCTGTTCCAGTTACATCTGCATAGATAGTATTTTCAAATCTAATACCATTTCCTGGTACATAGATATCTAATCCTTCACTTCCAAAAGTAGCTTCAAATACAATTGATCCAGATGCACTTGCTGCATCATAAAGTTTTATATTTGTAATACCAGTACCTTGAATGTATGTAACTCTAGCAGGACCAATATTAGTAGATCCTCCTGAAGCAGTTTTAACCTGTCCATCAGCTGTAAGTGTTGTAAATTTCTGATCTGAACTCATATTTGTTTCTCCTTAAAATTAATTTTATGTGGGGCCGTAGCCCCACACTAATTATTTATTATGCTAGATTATTATTTTGTGAATACAAAATAGTAAATCTAACTTCACCAGCATTTGTTGCTGCTGAACTTGTGAAAGTTAATCCC